CGTGAATCAGGTTCTTGATTGGAGCAGTATTGAGCACTTTATGCTGAGCGAGTTTCCGTCCGGTGTCGTAGAAAAAATGGAACCTTCATTCATTCACCGCTTGGATTTGTTCCGCGCCAAACTGGGCCGAAAGGTATTCCCTTCGCCATTGGTGGGCGGCTGGATTCGCACAGACGGTAGTGAGACGAGCCGACACTATATCGGCGCTGATGGTAACCAGCGGCTGAGTGATGCCGGTGATGTATTCCCTGATTGCGACCTGTTTTATGCAATGACCGTGGCGATTCAGTGTGGTTTTACCGGTATCGGTCTGTATTTCGATACGCAGCGCAATGGCAAGCCGTGGTCGATGCTGCATCTGGACACCCGCCCAGGGCCGCTGACGATCTGGACCCGGAAATATGGAGAGTACGAAACCATTCACCCACGCCCGGATGGCGATTTTTTCAAACAGGTAAGCAGCAAATGACTATGACCCCGTATATCGGCACCAAGCGCATTCAGGCCCGGCCAATGACCCGCGGCGAATATAACAAGTATCGCGGCTGGGAATGCCCGGCTGACGAAAATCCGGCCGATGACGGTTATCTGGTTGAGTATCTGGATGGCGGCCAGAAGAATCACCCGGATCATGCCGGCTATGTGAGCTGGTCGCCGGCTTCGGTATTCCTCAGTGCCTACCAGGCGCAGCCGTCAATCGTTGAGCATTCAGCCGATGACATTGTTACCGAGGGTATGATTGAAGCGCGCGGCCTGAATGCCCGTCGCGTATCGCTGGATGAGCTGCACGGCAGCATTAAGAGCGTTGAGATTATCCGGCACCGGATCGAATCGGGCAGTGTGTTGCGCTTTCCAATCCTGACGATGGACAACGGCTTTACGGTTACTGGCCGCCCAAGTGTTTCCGTATCAGCGGAAAACGACAATGACGACGTGGGTGTAAAGGTGGCCATTCAGAATGCGGTATTTGAGCTTTGGCCGTTCGTAGGGTTTCGCGTTGTGGAGGCGCGGCACAATGAAAGTAACTGATAACTGAGGGTACTAACCATGAAACTGATTTATACGCTGCTGGCAGTTATGGCCGGCTTTTTTATTTCTGCGCTGGCGCTCGCTGCTGAGGCTGGTCCGGAGAATGCCATCGACTTTATCGGCTATCTGTACTCAGCGTGGGGTGAGTTGGGTATTACAGGGAAGCTGGTCGGCACGCTGTGGGCGCTGGTGCCGGTGTTCTCTCTGATTGTATCGCTGACACCAACTCCGCGTGATGACGGTATCTGGGGACGCTGGCTGTATCCGATTATCGAAAAGCTGGCGATGCAGTTTTTCAAAGCGAAGCAAAAGCCCGGCGACAACGATTTGCTGAAAGGCTGGGTGAAGTAATGAAAGTGCTGGCGGAATTGATTTGGCTGTTCCGCTGGCTTCTTAAAACCATCAACGACGAGCGATTCCGTGATGATGTTGAGGGTATTAATGCTGATCCTTCTGGTAGCTGGGCTGATGAGTTTGGCCGGGTGCGAGACGATGAAGACGGCAGCGGATGCAGCGACATTGCTGCAGGTGGGCAAATCAAACTGTCCTCCGGTGATTCCGCGCCTGCCGGGCGTGAGTGATGAGGGGCTGGTAGTCCTTCATTCCGAAGATCAGGCGAGTCTCCTGATCTACTTCAAACAGGTGGAGCGTTGCCTGGCGCAGAGTACCGGACTCTGATAGCTGGCGAGCGACGTTATTTAAAACAGAAACAAAGCCCCGAACTCCACCGGGGCTTTTTTATTGGTGGTTGATATGGCGGAAGAAAAAGCAAAGCGTAAGACAAAGCGCAGCCCGGCGAAGGTGAAGGCCGTAGAGGCAGCCGAGTCTGGTGCAGGCGGCCGCCCAACGAAGTACAAGCCAGAATACTGCGCAGAAGTGATTGAGTTCTTCGATCAGGAGCCATTCACCACGGCCACAAAAACTGATGAAGATGACTCTGAAGTTCCTGTTTTGGATAAGTACGGCAATCCAGTTTTGACTCCGTGCAAGTTCCCAACAAAAGAAGGCTTTGCCCGGAAAATCGGGGTTTGCCGGGATACGGTTCACGAATGGGAAAAAACTTACCCGGAGTTTTCCGACGCTATAAAAAAAGCGGAAACAATTCAGAAGGACATTCTCATTCAGAATGGTTTGCTGGGTAACTATGAAAAGACCTTTGCCATCTTTGTGGCGAAGAACGTGACGGACATGCGAGATAAGCAGGAGCTGTCGGTTACAGAAAAAAAACCGACTGAACAGCTGAGCGACGAGGAATTAAATGCGGAAATCGAGCGGAGACTTACCGCCGCTGCATCATCTTCCGCGGGCTGAAAAATTAAAACTACTGGCACTGCTGGAAGAACGACAGCGACGGGAGAAGTACAACAAGCTGCGGTCGATGTTTCCCGATACAGGGGAGTTTCGCCGCGAGCTGTACAGCAAGCACTGTGAGTTTTTTACCGCTGGAGCGTATCACTCCGAGCGCCTGTTTATGGCCGGTAACCGGGTGGGTAAGACAGAGGCCGGTGGTTACGAAATAACGCTGCACCTGACCGGTGAATATCCGGAGTGGTGGGACGGTAAGCGGTTTGACCGCAACGTTAGAGCACTGGCTGCTGGCGATACCAACCAGACCACGCGGGACATCATCCAGAAAAAACTGCTGGGCGGAAAGTACGGCACAGACGCTTGGGGTACGGGGATGATTCCCCGCGACAAGCTGGGCAAACCGACGCCGAAGCCGGGCGTACCAGACGCATACGAGGAAGTGCCGGTAAAGCACGCCAACGGCGAATGGTCGGTGCTGAAGTTCCGGACGTATGAGCAGGGCCGAAAAATCTTCCAAGGAACTGAGGAAGACATCATCTGGATGGACGAGGAATGTCCGTATCCGGTTTATGAAGAAGCCCTGATCAGGACGATGACGACGAACGGGATTTTTATTCTCACGTTCACGCCGCTGTCTGGTTTGACTGAACTGGTGTTGGCGTTCCTGGAGTCCTGCAAAGAGCAGGCATTAACCGACACCAGTAACCCGCGATACATGGTTAAAGCGGGCTGGGATCATGCGCCGCACCTGAGTAAAGAACAGCAGGAGCGGCTGATTAAGTCGCTGAAGCTGAAGCCGTACCAGCTGAAAGCGCGGATGAACGGTGACCCGTCGCTGGGTGAAGGGGCGATTTACCCGTATGACCCGGACGATATCAAGGTCAATCCGTTCATCATTCCGAAGCACTGGCCAAAGGGCTACGGTTTTGACGTTGGCTGGAAGCGCACGGCTGTTGTGTGGGGTGCGTGGGATCGAGATAACGACATTGTCTACCTGTACTCAGAGCATTACATGGGGCAGGTAACCCCGGCAGAGCACGCTGCGGCGATTAAAGCGCGCGGTGCCTGGATGCTGGGGGCCATTGACCCAGCATCAAAAGGCAGGGCGCAGACCGACGGCAGTAAATTATTTGAGCTGTACGAGCTGCAGGGCCTGAACATTATCAAAGCTGATAATGCTGTCGAGGCTGGAATTTTCGCGGTAAACGAACGGCTGGCCACTGGCCGGTTAAAAGTATTCGGCACGCTGGTCAACCTGCTGGCGGAATTTGCACTGTACCGGCGTGACGATAAAGGCCACGTCGTAAAGGAAAACGATCACTTAATGGACGCTATGCGCTACCTGATAATGATGCTGGTGGAAATTATGACAACGCCCCCTGTTAAAACCGCCGTCCGCGGGCGTACTGAAGGCGACTGGAGAGGGCTGTAATGTCAGAGCATGATTTAACCGGCACACGGCGGCTGCATAAAATTCTGGAAGAAGTCGATTATCAGCCGGAATGGCGCGGCGAAGCCGACCGCTGCTTCCAGTATTACGATGGCAACCAGCTTGAACCGGCGCTAATCGAAACTCTGAAGCGCCGAAATATGCCGGTGCTGACCACCAACTTGGTGGCCCCGACCATTAACGGCGTACTGGGCATGGAGGCGCGCAGTCGTACAGATTGGTTTGTGCAGGCTGACAACGACGAATTCGCAGAAGTGGCCGAGGGTTTAAATTTACGACTGAACGAGGCTATGCGGATTGCGAAAGCGAACCGGGCAACGTCTGATGCTTACAAATCACAGGTCGTTGGGGGTATTGGATGGGTTGAGGTGAAGCGGAATAAAGACCCGCTAGGACCTGAGTATCGCATCCACGAAATCCACCGCGATGAAATTAGCTGGGACTGGAAGGCCAGTACGGATTTATCAGACTGCCGTTGGATGCTTCGTCAGCGCTGGGTAGACAAAGACGAGCTGGAGGCGGCATTCCAGAAGCACAAAGAAATCATTAAGCACAGCATTGGCCAGTGGGCGGCGTTCGATACGCGCGAGTTTATGCTCAAAGGCGACATGCTAAGCCGGGCTTACGACGAATACCAGTACGGCAGCCGCAACGAAACTGAGTGGCTGCTACCGCACCGCGACATGATCAAGGTGTACGAGCTGTATTACCGAGTCTGGGAGCAGGGAATTATCATTAAAGACGAGCGCGGTAACGCAGCGCAGTTCGATGAGAACAACAAATTTCACATTGCTCTGATAAACACCGGTAAGGTTCAGATTGAAAAGCGCAGCATTCCGAAGCTGCGACTGAGCTGGTACATCGGGCCGCACCATGTTGCTGATATGGCCAGCCCTCATCCGCACAATCATTACCCATATGTTCCATTTTTCGGGGTACAGGAAGATAAAACCAAGGTTCCGTATGGATTGGTTCGCGCAATGCTCAGCCCGCAGGACGAAATTAATTTCCGCCGCATTAAGCTAACTGCTGATCTGAACTATAAGCGCATCGTCATGGATGAGGACGCAAGCAACATGAGTGATGAGCGCCTGCAGGACGAGGTTCACCGGCAGGACGGCGTTATTAAGCTGAACCCTGCAGCGCGTCGCAAGGGAGGCGGCTTGTTCCGCGTAGAAACAGATCAAGGGATAGCGCAGCAGCAGTTCCAGGTAATGCAGGACGCCAAGACGCTGATTCAGGACGTTGCTGGTGTGTACAACGCATTCCTGGGCAAGGAGGGCGGCGCACAGTCTGGCGTGGCGATTAACTCGCTGGTCGAGCAGGGCGCTACAACGCTGGCGGATATTAACGACAATTACCGATTTGCACGGCAGATGCTGGGCGAGTTGGTGCTTGCGTATGAAGTCACAGAGCTGAAAGAGCAGCGCAACGTCAGTATTTTCATTCCTCAGCAGCCTGGCCAGAAACCGAAAGAGGTTGTGCTGAACGAGGAAACCGGTACCGGTGAAATCTCCAACGCCGTGGCGCAGGCAAAAACTCAGGTAGTGCTGGGCGATATTCAGCAGTCGCCTGGATACCGTGCACAGATGGCGGAAATGCTGCTGGACTTTATAGGCAAGCTGCCGCAGGAAGTTCAGATTGGCGCCATGGATATGGTTATCGAGCAGCTGGATTTACCTACCGACAAAAAAGCGCGCCTGCTTAAAGCGCTGCAAAAGGCCACCGGCGAAGTCAATACAGACGACATGACGGAAGAAGAATTGCAGCAGTATCAGCAAGAGCAGCAGGCCGCGCAACAGAAGCAGCAGGTTGCCGAAGAAACCCAGCTGGCGGCCATGCAGTTGGAGCTGGAAGAACTGAAAGCCAAGATTCAGAAAATGGCCGCAGACGCTGACCTGACAACACAGAAAGCCGGTACCGAAAAAGTGAAGCAGACACAGATGGCAATGGACATGGCCCGCAATAACCGAGTGCCGCCACCGCCGCCGCAGATGATCCCGGTGCAATAACAGAATGCAAAACAAAGAACCCGCCAAGTGCGGGTTTTTTTATGCCCGTTTTTCACGGTAGCCCGACCGATAGAAGGCAAAAAACCAACCCTACGCAGTCATGCGATAACTGACAAAAGGTGTGAGCAATGAGTAATGAAGTCAACGATTTTGACATTGACGCGGCGCTGGAAAGTGGCGACCCGGAGCTGATCGAAAAGGCTCTGGCTGCTGCAGGTGAAAGCGACATTTACGCTGAACAGGACGAAGCGAAAGCCGACGATGACGGTTTTTCATTGAGCGAAAAAGCTGAAAAGCCGGACGCGAAAAATGATGACGTTGGTGACGGTGAAGGCGATGGCGATACGTCCGGCCATGATGAAGATGACAACGCGCAGAAGGTCGTTAAATCGAAAGACGGCAAGCATGAAATTCCTTATTCAGTTCTGGAATACGAGCGCCAGCAGCGCCAGCAGCTGGAGCAGCAACTGATCGAGCGTC